TTCGGCTGGGGCAATCGGGTGGCAAATGCACGCTGGACCACACGGAGTTACCCGTGCGGCCCAGCTTTTCGGCCACTTGGTCGGCAATCATGCCAGCCAGGCGGCCAAGTAACTCGTCCAGATCAGAGGGAATCGCCATAGCGCGCAATCTGGTCGTACAAGTCGGCTGCCTGGTCGATCAGCACATACAGATTCGTCCTGATTTGATCGTCGGTCCAACCGTCCTCTTTGAGTTCTGCCATTCGCATATCGACTGACTGGACAACTCGTTCCAGTGCATCCATGGCACGCCGAAATTCAACTTCGTTTCGAATCATTGTATCCTCCAACAATCGGCCAGCTATGATTACTTGGGGCACACGTTTACCAAGCAGGATCGTTTTCGGATTGCTTGAACTTGGCCCACGTCCGGGCCAGTTTTGCGTCAAACAACGTGTATTCCCAATAAGGCTTGCCGTTAGCGTTGCACTTGGGGGTTGGGGACATTCGGTCTCTGGAGCCAACGTACTGTAGGTACGCCGCCAATTCCTGTAGAAAGTCTACCGGGCATTCGGACATTTTCTTGCCGACCATTGATTCCCCCTTCCAGCTACGTGGTTGAATCTTGATTTGCTTGTCCGCCCATTCCTCGTCCAATTTTACGAACGGAAAAACTTCGTTCACTGCCGCCTTGATCGATGCATCCATGGCCGCCTTCTCGAGCTTTGAGATGCGCGCCTCTAGTTCGTTGATCTTGTCCATATGCTCGGTCATGACTACGCCTTTCGTTTCACTTGTCGTGGATACGTCGTTGTATTGTCGTAATAGCAATCAGATATATCGTCATCGGATGCGCCGCGACCCCTGGCCAGCTTGACCAGCTTGCCAACGTTGGCCGCACGCTTGGTTGTGGAATACATGCGAACAACTGTACCGTCTGGCATATCAATGCCATGCTGATCCACATAGTCGTTGACCAGCGGCTTGATGCGATCAATCGCGATGCGCGCTTGCTCGTATGCAGACCACACTTGGGACATTTCTCCACTATCGTTGATGGATCCGGCCTTTAGCAATGCGCCTCCCTGAGCCGGACAGGACCAATACGCAGGGCAGAATCGACATTGCGGGCCAGTGGCGACCGATACGTTTGGCATCCTGGAAGCGGCATCCAGGATATCCGTCCGTAGCTTGCTTAAAACTTCGATGGTCTCGACGAAATCCCACGTCGAGAATTGCGTGCTGGAGACGCTATGGGTGCCGTCCTCGTGGATGTACACATATTCTGCAACCACGGTCGATGCATCCGTCATCATGTGCACTGCCGTTGCGGCGAACCGCAACTGCATCTTGTGGTACGGATCCCCTAGATTGGAGCCGGTCTTGTAGTCACGAACCACATACGTCCCAGATCGAAGACATACAACATCCACTGTGCCAACAAATTCGCGGTCTGTACGATCTGCGTACTCACGTTGTCCACCGCGCATCCGGCGACATGTTTCGCTACAAATATCAATCGCATACGGTACCTCGGCTGTAATTTCAGTTAGACCAGCAAACAGTGCATCCACGTCGATCATCGAACACCAGTCGACGTACTGGGTCGGGACCAACGCCAATGCAGCTTGGCGATCCATTCCCTTGGCGATAGCTTCAAGGTAATTGTGCGCGGCATTGCCGCGGACGGCGGGTTCGCCGGATGGGCGAATCTCGTGCGGTAAAACCACACTTGCGGGGCACGCGATTGCATCGTCCAGCCGACTGGCGGTTGGCATCAACGCTAGTTTGGCCATACGACCTCGTGCAACCTCGGGGACTCCACCAGGGATTGTTCGTATTCTTGTACGGCTGACTCCAGAGCTAAAAACTCAGGACCGCAATCTCCGCGATCCCACATCTCGTCCAGCGTGGCGATAGCGTCTTGATATTGGGCCTCGTCGGTTATTTTGGGGGCACTCATTTGCCACCCGCTTTTAGAAACGTGTGCTTCTCGCGATATGCGCCGATCACGGCGTCATCCGGCACGTCTAGCGACTTGATCTTGGTTCTGGCCGTATTCAGCTCTCCCAGCGTAGTTGCCTGTTTAATCAGCTCCAACGCAGTCGCGATACGTTCCTCGACGGATGGCGGCGGGGTGGCCGGCTTGGGGGTCGGTTGCGCCGGTGGTGGATTGGGCGCCTGGCTCGCAATCTGACTCGCATGTTTGGACGCAGGCTTGGGGGTCGGTTGAAATTGTCGATCATCCCTCGTATCGACCGATTCCTCTTCGCGAGGCAGTAGCAGCAATCCCCTGAGGTAGTACCCCAGGTTGTAGGTCAACGCGGTCGCCTCGGCTTTATCCTGAGGACGGCCCTTTTCCGGCAATACGCTGGTTTCAGTTGTTGCCGTTACACTGGCGCCACTTTCGTGGACCAGCATGTAAGTCACCTGTACTTTGGATTTCACCCCCTCCAGATCGCTTACAGGAACAACTACCCAATTGACGGGCATAACCGCCAATCCTGCCTCCCCTAGAGCAAGACGAGATTCCTCAATCAATGCCTCGGCTGAGGCGTATTTGTAACCATGGAACGAGTTTTTTGACGCCTTGGCTACGGCTTGTGCGTGTCGTTGTGCGGCGACCAATGCAGCCGCCATGGTCGGAAATTTTGGAACGTGTTCGGGCATGGGACGCATAATGATTCGCGTCCGATGAAATGCAAGCCACCGATGCCATTTGGTGCGTATCGGTGCGTATTCACACGCCTATTTCTAATCGCCTTGAAGCACTTGCAGGTTCACGACGTTAAACATCCCGCCGATCTGCTTGATTTGTGCCTGGCCCATGGCTTGGTTCGATGCGCGAAACAGTAATTCAATCTGGGAGATGGTCACCGGATGCCATTTCATTTTTGCGCCGATAGCTCGCACAACTGGAATTTGTTCGACGGCGGGAGCCGTCGCCAACGAATACTTGTCCAACAGTGTTTCGATGTCCGTTTTCAGCCACGACAATACCTTATTTGCAAACAATGTCCCGCACTTACCGTACTCGACGGCAGTATATGCAGTGGACTGCGAAACACCCAGTTGAGCCGCCAACTGGTATGTGCTCCAGTCGCGCTTTTCGCACTCTTCTCGCAGGACCAATTGGATGGCTTTTTTGACGTTTTCCGGCAATTGGCTGGTTGTTCCGTACTGTAGCATTGTGACCTCCGATGTATGATAACGTAGGGATACATAATCGTTGAGCGAAAATCAAGTGCTTGTAGCCGATGCAGTAATCGGGCCAAATACTAGAAGAAATATTGCAGAAACCCACATAGCGCGTGGTAATCGGTCCGCTATGATTGGTTTATGAGCGCAACCAATCGCGGATCGATTCGACAGGAAACGGATTTTTACGCCACGCCCGAATGGTGTGTGCAAAAACTGATGAACAATTTACCACCACTGGACCGTGTGTTGGATCCGGCCGCAGGCAACGGAGCCATCCTGGAGGCAATCCGCACCAGGTACCCGGATGTCAACCAGCGAGGATTTGAAATCGTCGCGGAGATGGCGCGCAAAGACACCGAGTTTATCGCAACTCGCGACGCCCTAGGGCCGGGTGATTGGAACGCTCCGGCATACATCATCATGAATCCCCCTTTTCGTGATGCGCAAAAGTTTGTCGAACGATCTCTTCTGGAGGTAGGCCACAACGGTACAGTGTGTGCCTTGTTGCGGTTGAACTGGTTAGCGGGCCAGTCGCGACGAGAGTTTCACCGGCAAAACCCTGCGGACGTGTACGTTTTGGCGCGTCGCCCGTCGTTTACGGGTGGAGGTACTGACGCGACAGAATACGCCTGGTTTGTCTGGGGTGCAAATCGTGGCAACAGGTGGTTCATGCTATGAAAGATAACCATCTACAGGCGATGATTTACGCGCCGGAACGTATAAATAAATTGGTGTCTGAACTATCGAAATTGGTCCAGTCAGCACATCCGGTGGTCGCAGCATCAGCCACCGAGACTTCCAAGTTGTGGTCTACCGTTTCATCGTCAGAATCAACGGTCGAATTGTTGGGCGACGGTCCATCCGAGGGGTTCGAGGAAAACTACAAGAAAACAGTTGCGGCAAACGAGATACACGCACTGTTGGGCCAACTTACGTGGCGAGATCGGATCTCCGAAAAGATCATGTGGGTATATGCAGCGGCAGATCCTGGATTGTTGCGACTGCGGTTGGTCGCGCTGGCGGCATTGCTGATCCAATGGGCCGCCGAAATCGAGTTTCGCGAAATGTCCAAACGAAAGGGAGAATCGTGATGGTCGTTGGTCAGATCCTGTATCAGCTAAGCAACGGTCGCAAAGGTGTTGTTGACTCAGTGGACGAAGGAAAATTTTCGGTGTTGTGGGAGGGCGGATTCCGGGTGACTGGATACGACTCCAGCCACATGTTTTTGTTCAAGTTGGGGACAATTGATTTCGCGTCACTTGGCGAATCGGTCGGACAATTGGTATCCGAAAAACAATCAGCGTACGGCGATTCATTTAGTCGCGCACACGAGATCCTCAGGGTGCTGTATCCCGATGGGATCTCGGTTGCTCAATACAAGGACATGCTGGCGTTGACGCGAATCATCGACAAGATGTTCCGGATCGCAAACGCCAAGGATGCATTCGGCGAGTCCCCTTACCGGGATATTGCTGGATATGGCCTATTGGGTATGTCGGGTGACCCTAAGCCATGACACTGCAATTTGTGTTTGCGGCGTTAACGATTGTCGCCATCGGTCACATTGTGTGGCTGATGGTTGGCACCCGGCATGTTCACAAATTGGCAACCGGAATGATTGCTACCGGCGCAGTGATGTACATCGCTCCGTCGCTTGGAATGCAGCCGCTGGTCGCCATCCTGGCCGGCAACATATGCGTACCTTTGCTGTATTTACTCGAGGTGAAACGTGAAAATTGTTCGCGCGTGGCAAACAAAAAACACGATTAGCGCACTGTATTTCGACGACAAGGGTACATTACGACTGAAGATGGCCACTGGGAAACCGGTGGCCTTTTTTGATGACGTTGTCCCCAAGGATCGTTTCCTGGATCAAAGGGTCGTTGGGCTGGAAAAGACAGGCCGTTATTGGCGAGCTACGTTTTCCAGCGGGCACTGGGACAAGGGACGACGAGAGTTCGTTGATCACCGCGAGCAATTCTGCCGGGAGATGGTCTCCCAGGGGTTTGCGACATACGAGGGAGACGTGTCGGTTCTGAAACGATGGATGATTGACAACAACATCCAGATCCAGCGTCCCCGTCGAGTGTACTTGGACATCGAAACCGATAGCAGGGTGCCATTCGTCGACGCCATTGCGGGCCACGCGCGCGTGTTGTGTTGGGCGCTGGTGGGACCGTCCGGTGAGCACGTTTCTGGCGTCTTGAAAGAGGATTCGGACGAAGCCGAATACCAGTTGCTGGAAAGCCTGGTGCATCACTTGGAAGAGTACGATCAGATCGTCGGCTGGAACTCGGACATGTTCGATAAGCCCGTCATCCTAGCGAGGATCGACCACTTGAAGGTACCGGTCAAAGACATTCGTCGATGGCTTTGGCTGGATCAGCTTCAGGCATACAAGCGGTACAACATCTCGAGCGCGGAATCTGGCGAGGACAAGGTTTCGTTCAAGTTGGATCACGTCGCAACGATGTTGCTGGGCGAAGGCAAGCACGATGTGGATGCATCGCAATCCTATAGGTACTGGCAGGATCCAACTCTAAGGAGCACACTTGTCAAATACTGCGTACAAGATACCGACTTGCTACGCCGTATCGAGGAAAAAACAGGTTACCTGGAGCTGCATCAAACTGTGTGCGAAGCGTGCGGAGTGCAACCCGATTCAGCCAGCCTGAAGCCGACCGTATTCGTCGATATGTTTATGTTGCGGCTTGGCCAAGCGAACGGCATCCGGTTCCCGACCAAGTTCTATGCGGACGAGCTTGAGAGTACCAAGTACACCGGGGCGTTCGTCATGCAGCCCACCGAAACTGGCATTATCGAGAACGTACACGTGTGCGATTTTGCATCGCTGTACCCATCGGTGATGATCGCGTGGAATCTCAGTCCAGATGCGAAGTCACCTACGGGAACATGCACCAGCCCAGGCACGGGGTTGCGTACGGACGCAACCAAACCGGGCGTTATCTGTACTGCACTACAGGCGCTATTGGATTTGCGTGCGCACTGGAACAACGTACGTGCGTCTGTTGCACCCGGAACCCCCGAATCCAAGGACGCCGAACGGCGAACCAACGCATACAAGATGGTCGCCAATTCGTTCTACGGGGTCGTTGGGACCCCATACAGTCGGTACTATGATCGAGACGTTGTAGAGTCCACCACGCTGAACGGACAATGGCTGCTGAAACAAACCGTTCTATTTGCGCGCCAGGTGATGCCTGCGTCCAAGACGATCTACGGGGACACGGACTCGCTATTTGTGACCGGAGTCTCCGTTGAGGAATTTGATGCGTTTGTCAAACGCTGCAACGACGAGTTGTATCCACGCCTGACAGCCGAGGCGGGGTGTTCGATCAACAAAATCAAGCTAGCCTATGAGAAGGCATTTTCGAGGTTGGTGTTCACTGCTGCCAAGCGGTATGTCGGAAAATACTTGCACTACAAGGGCAAGCCAGCCCGCCCAGACTCGAAGCCCGAAATCAAGGGGCTGGAGATCAAACGAGGGGACACCTCGCGCCTGGCCCGCAAACTACAGGGCGACATCATCCAGCTATTTGGAGACGGCCACTCGCAGGCAGACAAATACGTCGAGTTGGTCAAAACATTCCGAGATCACGTACTGACGGATGAACTGCCGCTAGAAGTCATCCAGATCACCAAGGGCATTTCCAGGCCACTGGAGGAATACAAGTCATCCGGCAATGCACCTGTGCACGTCCAGATCGCACGTTCTCAATTGGCCAAGGGCTTGCAGATAACAGCCGGCACAAAGATCAACTACGTCGTGATCGACGGTTCCTGTAGTCCGTTAGTGGCCATAGACGCCGCGGAATTTACTGGCGAGTTTGATCGTCATTACTTGTGGGAGACCATGGTGTGGCCGCCTAATTTGAGGCTATTGGCGGCGATGTTTCCCCGTTTCGACTGGAACTATTTTGATCACAGCCGGCCGTCGAAAAAATGGAACCCATCCCAGGGTGACTTGTTTGGACCAATTGCCAAATGAGCACACTGCAAGCGGCATTGGAATACGCGGCGGCTGGTCTGGCGGTAATCCCGTTATGGCCCCATAGCAAACGACCTATGACCAGGCGCGGTGTGCACGACGCCACGCACGACCCGGCCACGATCAAGTCGTGGTTTGCCGAATGCGCAACTGCAAATCTAGGGATTGCTACCGGCTCCATTAGTGGAATCTGGGTACTAGATGTGGACCCGAGAAACGGAGGTTGGTCGACATTGGCCGATCTGGAGTTTACGCACGGTCCGCTCGAGGCGGCATGCGTGCAATCTACGGCCCAAGGCGGAGAGCATTACGTTTTCCGCGCCGAGGATAATCATCGGCTAAAGGCTAAACTAGGGGACGGGATCGATCTATTGGGAGAGGGGCGGTATTTCGTCGCTTCTCCCAGTGTAACACCCGCCGGCACCTACAGATGGTTGATGGGTCATCCGAGCGACACTGGTCCGGCACCGGAGTGGCTAAACGGATTGGTCGCACGTCCGGAGGAATTGCCAGCCACGCCCGCAATGCCCCCACGGCAACCGTCCGCAATGGATATTGCACGCATCCAACGTTACCTCGAGGCGATCCCGGGAGCAATCGCAGGCCAGGGGGGCCATGCACACACGTTTCTGGTGGCGTGCAAACTGGTACACGGGTGGGGGTTGGACGACGACCTGGCCATCCAGGTGATGTCGGAATGGAACTCCAAATGTCAGCCGCCGTGGTCGAGGTGGGAGCTGGCCCGCAAAATCAAATCCGCCAGGAACACAGGCAAATACAGGCGCTCACTATGAGGGAAAATATGGAACAACCTACGATATATGCGAAAATAATAGCCGACTCGATAAATCCATCCGGTCAACGTCTAACGACTATGGAGGTGCGTTACCCCAGATTCATCCATTCTGAGTTCATGACTCATCGTGTGTTTTCGCGTAATGCTGCATCCAGTCGAGCAATTCCCACCCGAAAGTTGGTCGACCAGGTGCGCAATAATCCCATGGAACCGATTGCGTGGGGGCGTAATCGCAGCGGAATGTCTGCCGACACGGAGCTGGACGACGAGATGGTCACCACGATTCGGCGCGAATGGCACGAGCTGGCCAGGCACACGGCAGACGTGGCCGAACGTTGGGCGGCGATGGGTTTACACAAACAAGTTGTAAATCGCGTTCTTGAGCCATTTTTGCCGATCACTGTGATCGTCACGGCAACCGAATGGAGCAACTTTTTTATCCAACGCATTTCTCTGAACGCGCAACCAGAAATCGAAAAACTGGCGACCGAAATGAAATCGGCACTGGCACAAAGCAATCCACGCCCATTGGTTGCCGCAAATTGGCATACGCCATATGTGACCCCTGCCGAGATGGACCTACCGATTTTGCAGAAGTGCAAAATATCCGTGGCGCGGTGCGCTCGGGTTTCGTACCTTAATCATCAAGGTGTGCGTGACCTAGATGCAGATGTGAAACTGTATGAACGTCTATTAAGTGATGGGCATCACAGTCCGTTTGAACACGTGGCGACCCCCGTTATTGGCAGGGTCGCCAACTTTGACGGGTGGGGCAGCTTTCGAGCTTTGGTGTTGGGCCATTAACCTAGGAGTAGTTCATGAAAAAGCACTACTGGGCGGTAAAGTCAATCATGGGCTACTGGCTATGGGAGTCCACAACGCGCGAGGAAATGGGATTACCTGGGATCGATTGGACAATGTGCAAACCTAGTCGCAAGGTGTTTTGCGCTTCGCGAAGTGTCGCTCGCAAGTTTTTGCGCTACGTCAATGCCGCAACCGTCGCCGAAGCAACCCTGGTTAGGATCAAGAGGAAACGATGAACGAGTTAACGGCCATGTGTGACACCATTTGTAGGCTGTATGCCGCAGACACCGGCAATCCGGGCAAGATCAGTGCGTCGTATTACCCGGAAACCAAGACATGGGTCTTTGGGGTCGGCCGCTACTCGGCTAACGGGGACACCCCGACTGCCGCTGCATCCGGAGTCATTGTGCAGCTAACGGAATCGGTCAGATCGAAGCGGCAATATCACACCCGCGAAATCGCCTCTCTAGACGAGGTGCTTGGACTTTGATGGCCTAGTTTTTTCCTGGAACAAGTAATCATTGAAATCCGGTTGTCGTCGTGGCAGCCGGATTTTTTCGTCTGAATACATCAACACTGGAGCGATAATGGACGTTTTTGCTGACAATCACTTGGGACTCGAGATTTTCAAGTTCAAGTATGCCGCGTATGCCACCGAAACATGGGAGGAACGTGCCAAGTGTGTAGCCGACGCAGTGATCTTGCCGGTTCTCGGAGTTCATACCCTGGGCATTTTGCGTGACGCACATAATCATGTGGCCCAGATGATTGCAACGCACCAGTTTCTGCCAGGTGGACGATACTTGTATTACGCAGGTCGTTCCTACAAGGCGTATAACAATTGCTATCTGCTAAGAGCGCTGGAAGATACGCGCGAGGATTGGGCCGATCTAAGCTGGAAAGCGGAACGGTGCCTTAGCACGGGGGGCGGAATCGGCGTGGATTACAGCGTGTACCGCCCACGCGGCGCGCGGCTGAATCGAACGGGCGGAGTTGCATCCGGTCCCATCTCCAAGATGCGTATGATCAACGAGATTGGTCGCGAAGTCATGCAAGGCGGCTCTAGGCGTTCTGCGATCTATGCGTCGCTGAACTGGCAACACCCCGACGCCGGTGACTTTTTGAAGGCCAAAGATTGGCGAGACATGCGCGTGCCCGGTACAGACCGCACGGTTGCCGATCTGAAACAAGCCGACTTCAACTGGCCGGCACCGTTGGACATGACCAACATTAGTTTGAACTACGACGACGCCTGGCTGGCGAATCGTATGCATCCAACGTTTGTCGAAAACGTACGCCAAGCGCTGAAGACGGGCGAGCCAGGGTTCTCGTTCAATTTTGGTGCAAAGCAAAATGAAACGCTTAGGAATGCATGCACCGAAGTGTCCAGCGAGGACGACAGTGACGTGTGCAACCTGGGAAGTATCAACCTGGGCCGAGTAGAAACGTTGGCCCAGTTTGCCGACGCGGTGCGAGCTGCCACGATCTTTTTGTTGTGTGGAACAATGGTTGCGGATTTGCCGTACGCCAAGGTCGACGAGGTCCGACGCAAGAACCGCCGTCTTGGGCTTGGGTTGATGGGGGTGCACGAATGGCTGATACAGCGCGGATACCGTTACGAAATGAACAACGAGTTGCGGCAATGGCTACAAGTCTATCAAGACGTATCACGACAAACAGCGGACGAAGTGGCGGACGCACTGGGAATCTCCAGGCCGGTTGCGTGTCGTGCGATTGCTCCGACGGGGACCATTGGAATCTTGGCCGGTACGACGACGGGTATCGAACCGCTGTATGCAGTCGCCTATAAGCGGCGGTACCTAAAGAACGGCAAGGACTGGATGTACCAGCTTGTGGTCGACTCAACTGCCAAAAGGGTGATCG